AGCCTTGGCCGCTCCCCAATCCACTACGCCGTTATTTTCGCTTACATCAATACCCCTCATATTTCACCTCATAATTTAACTTTGTTTTCAATTTTGGTTTTAATTAAATCCAAAAACTTACCCATAGAAACGTTGCCGCCATCGCGGAGGTTTTCCAGTATAGATAAAAACTCAGATGAACCTAAATATAACCATACAAGCGATACCGCAAATTGTTTCTGCCCGCTCATTTCGTCAAATAAAATAGCGGCCATTGTGGCCGCAACATATGTCATAACTTTTCCAATAAAACCCTTGCGCATATATTTTGATGCAATTAACTGCTTTTCAAATGCTACCGGTATTGCCCTGTATTTTTCCCACGTGGCGATTTTCTCCGGATCATATCCGAATTCATCAACCAACATTTTATATGCGATGCTTGCCCATTTTGTGAGCAAGTCTACGAATACCAATAAAATAAACACGCCCAATATTTGAACGTGTTTTAAACCAATCACCCATATAGCCAACGCAGCAACGCTGCTCAATATTGTTTTTAAGATAAAGCTACTTGTAAGAGAATTCCAACTATCAATCAAGAAATCTAACACTATTTGCATTATTACTCCTTTATAATCCCTAAGCCATATACCCCTCTTGCTACATTGGCTTTTTGAATATTTAGTTTGTCTAACTTTTCCCTCTTTGCATCGCTAGACATGGTTTCACTATCAATAATTTTCTTCGATGCTTTATTAATAGCCTTAAATGAATTTTGTGCATTTTTCAGTTTATTGTATAACTTAGGGTCATAGCCTTCCGGTCTCTGCCCTGTAAGTTTTAGTTCATTATGAAGTTTTTCTTGTTCCTTAAAATCATCATAGACACGTTGCACGCTATCACTACTTTGATATGGTTTAGCAAAGAAACGGCGTATTTCCGGTAGCGCTGTTACACCTTTAGTAGGGCGTTTTTCATTCGCACCACCAATAGCATCCGTTATGTCTAAGCCTAATCGAGCAAGGTTACCACCATAACCCATAATTGTATTATCCACTTTATACGGTGATACGTTGAATGTATCGCCAATTTTACGAGCCACCATAGATGTATTAGATCCGTACTGTAGTTTATCCGGTAATTTCTCTTGGGATTGAGGGACAATGTTTCTTTGTCTGAATTTAGAATAATTGCTCCACCATTCCCAAATCGGAGACAAAGCCGTAGGCAATACATCCGGCAATAGTGTATCAATCGTTCTGTCGCCTAAGCCTTTAAAACCGACTCCATTTCTGCCTGTTGATTTATCGTCAAAATACTGTAACATACGTTCAAATGTAGTGCCGTATAACAACCCTAATTCAAACGGCTTAGGTATTTTTATAAATTTATCACCAGCTGGAATATGGAAGAATGTATCCTTTTCCCATTGCGGTAACTCTTGATATGCGGTGTTATCTTTATTCAAATACCATAATGCGATTGTAGGTAACGTGATAAACAAAGTAGATTTAATTGTCATACCTTTCGGATCATCACGCCATGCACGCACTAATTTGTCGCCACCTTGGACAGTCGCATTAAAGAACGCTACAACTTTATTTGCAGTCTTAGTATGTGTACCGGTACGGCTGAAATCAATCGTAATATCACGGCTTGCAATAGATGCTTCGCCTAGTGATTTAGGGTTTAAATTGGTTTTTGTTAAACGGCTATATAACCCTGTATACCCTTTTCTAGCATTGCTAAATTCGCCTAAACGGGTAGCCACTTCCGTTGCTTCCGATATAGCGCGCAACACTTCTATAGGATTTCTTACAACTTTTGACAATGTGGACTTACGAGAAAATAATTCTCTTAAATGTCCGCTCAAATAGTCTCGATCAAGGCTTACCATAGCAGCGTGAGCGCCACCACTTTTTACGTAATCCCAATATAACTGGTCTTTCTTTAAGAAATGTGCTAACCCTCTAAATGTATCAACTACAGGCAAAAAACCATGTTTAGAGAATACACCGGCCGAGATGGTATCACGCAAAGCGTTTGTGATAGCAAAGCCAGCAGTAACAGTAGAACCAGCACGTAACCAACTAGCCGGATACTGCAATATTTTTGTTATAAAATTGCTTGTATCCTTATTCATCATTTTCATTGTTTGTGCTAATTCTGGAGTTGTTTCATATACAACCTTTTTCCCTTTAACCCAAACAGAAAATGTATTGTCAGTAGATTTTGCCGGTCTATCGCCCCTAACCTCTTCGACAATAGTTCCTATGCCCGGTTTTTTTGCTAACTTGGCAAAAGTAACGCCCACATGATTTCGCTCGATTGCATTGTAGAATTGGTATGTATTTTTTACGATGCTTTCTAATGGATCAATAATATCACGTGTACTACCTTTGAAGCGTTTAATAGGATTAGCTACATTAACAAACCCTTTAGAACTAGAAAAGAACCCATCCATACTCTCTGCCGAAAAATCACGGAAAAATGGGACGTAATTAGGGTATTTATATCTCAATAAATGGTATGTTTCTACCTTTAATATCCCATTATTAACAAGTTCTGCAAGCATATAATCTTGAAAACGGTGAATATCTTTAGCAGCACTTTTGAATGTAGGATTTTTTTCGTACTGCTTAACGGTCGCTAAATCCTCCTTCAATGTAAATGTAGCCATTTGTCCATTACGGTGTAGGTCTAAATCATGTAGCGCTACAAGGTAGGCGCTAAAATCTTTATGCTCTTTTTGAGGTATATCCTTAATAATATCCTCAAACGAACGAACGCCCTTTTCAGGTCTCCCACGCTTAATAAATTCTTCTGCTTTGCCTACCCAACCACGAGACAACCACGCTTGCATAAATGGATTATCTTTAAACGCTACTTTTTCACCTGTGATATGTTCCACTTCCTCAACCATTTCACGTAATGGATTAAGTTCATCAATAGCTTTTGTATATACATCACTTGCTACACGTTTTATGGTATCTTTAATATTTCCGTCTTTAGCATCTGTAATGATGCGTTCTGCCTTAGAGGTACGTTCAAACGAAATAGAACCTTTAATGCGGTCTGCGCTTGATTGGTTAAACCATTTATGAGTAACGTTAGATAGTTTATCAACAGCCGCATTGAGTTCCTTATCATTTTTAATGGTTTCTTTGAAGTAATTATAAAAAGTAGGAAATAACTTTTTGGCTCTTGCTCTATCTCCAATATAATCATTAAAAAATTCGGCAAACCCTTCTTGTCGTACACCTTGTGTATCCAAATGATTATACGCATTACCGAACCGTTGTCGCACTTGCCCTAATAAATCTTTATCAATAGCGGCTTGTAATCCTATCGAACTATGTTCATCACTAAATCCATATAAATTATCGATGTGATGCCCTAATTCGTGAGATAATGTGCGAATATCACCCCAGTTTCCGGAGCGGATAACCTGAGTCTTTGTATTATACCAACCCATGGCACCTTTTTTACCTAATCGTCCGGATTTCACTCTTTGGTCGAATAAATTATTAATAGTATTAATAATTTCTTTTCGTGATACATTGCGCCCAATATCTTTTACTTCACCGGCTCTACCCCCAGCTTGTTCTAATGGGTTCATGCTATATTGTAAATTGCTATCTACAATATTAGATTTTTTTACGCCTTTACTTTCCAAATAACGATTTGCCATTGCTTCGTTGCCGTCAAAGGCCTTCACAAATGCATCGTGTATTTGCTCATGCGTTGCATTGTCTAAAAGCTGGCTTGGTTGCTTAGCATATTTGCTCACGCCACCTTCTGCCGGTTCCGCTTGCATTAACTTCAATTCTTGCGTATCGGAAATTAATTCGGCAGCACGTTCACGGCGAACGGTATCCATATATTCATGGCTTAACTTTTCAACTGGTACGTCTAGGCTTTCAGATAATCTTGCCTTAACCGCATCAAGTTCCGTTTTAGGAATATCCGGCTTAGTCGCTTTGTTTAAATCTTTCAAGATTTCTGTATTAGAATGAACTTTATTTTCTAATTCAGTCAATCGTGTTTCAGATGCATCATTTTTAACAACGTCTTTTAATTCGTTGATGATTGTTTCACGTGCTTTTAGTGGCAATTCATCAATAGCATTTTTCAAACTTACGTTTGGCGCATCTTCTTCGTACCTAAATTTACTATTTACATCATTTTCAATCGCATTTTCTTGAATTCTAGGTGTTTCATTCTCTACAAAGTCAGTACTCATGCGGTCTTTAGGCTGAAATTCGTTTATTTCGCCTGTACGAGCCGTTTCACCTTCGCCTTGATAGTTTATACCTAAATCATCGTTTTTAACCGATTTCTTTTCGGTATTTTCAACGAAACTGTTTAAATTTGTGTGCGGTTCTTCTCCTTTTACTGCATCACGTTCTATGAACTCATCTCTAAATGGTTCTTCATGTGATACTCTGTTAGGGTCTAAGCTACTATCTTTAAATGATGTATCACGTGGCCCATTTTCGTATCTCCCATAATTGCCTTTAAATGTATCTTCCGCAATTTCCGCACGAACATTATCACGTGCAACTGCTGGGTCTGGTCTTTCATAATATTCACGAATGATTTTTGCCATTTCCGCCGGTGTTGCATCTGGTCTAGCACGCATTTCTTTTAATGCGGCGCTTTCGGTGTTATGCAATTCCCATACACTGAAATCGACTTGCGTTCTCCAGTCCCACGGATCTAATCCACGATTTTCTGCGAATTTCAATAAACCATTTTCGCCGTTAAGTCTATCACCAGTAAATTGAACCAAACCACGGGAACCGTAGCCGTCGCCACTTGTAACTGTGGTGCTAAAACTACTTTCGGCGCCAATATTACCAGTCATGCCAGCCGCTTCAACGTCGCTTAACCCGTTCTGACGGTATCGGTTATAAATATCCGCTTGGATATTGCCTGTTTCGCCTTCCATAGGTTGTCCGTTTAAACCGCCTTCGGAATATTCGCGCGGTTCTACTGCGTTTACCTCTTCCGGTACTGGGATATCATCAAAGGCGTTATACATAACACCTTCCTCGAATTTAGGTTCATCTTTGGTAAATCGTTCCCCAATATCCTCAAATGCATTGGTTGCCTTTTCTTTGATATGTTCACCAACACGCCCAACACGTTCACCGATTGCGCCAGATACTCTTTTAGGTGTAACCCCATGTATCATGCCAGCTGGTAAGAATACATCGTCCCATACATTAAAAGGATTATCAACGATATTTTGTGCGAATTCACCCGGACTATCAATAGCACGTCCAATAGGGTTGGCTATTGGATCGACAAGAAAACCTTTTGCCGTAGTTAGTGCTGGACTATCTGCAATAATATTTTCCGTATTGCCTTCCGCATAATTGCTAGAATTCTGCGAATGCATATCTTGTGCATCACCAACGATTGTAGGTGCTGCCAATATGCCGGCCGCGGCCCTTACATAAGGGTGTACATACGGAGTAATTGCCAAATAGCCAGCCGGACGTCCAACGATTGCATTATATGCCGCTGCTGATTTTGCATCATAATCAGCGGTTTTATAATTATCGTTCATGCCGTCCTCATCTAGTTCAGTCGCATCAATTTCACCCCTACGGTACGCATCTACCGAATTACTGATAGATGCACGATGCGCATCATTTGCAGCACTTACGGCAGCATTCGCGTTATCCCACCAATTAACAACGGTATTTTTCATATTACGAGCAGTAGTGCTTATTTGATTAGCCGCCCTAGATGCTTTATCTTCTACGCCATTTGCTACCCATTCCGCATTATTCTTAATGCCGTCCCATAATGTAGGCTTAGGTACATTATCCGCATCATAGCCGTATTCGGTTGTTATATCTTCAAAGGCGTTGCCGCTATTAGCATTACTACCATAACGACTTGTAATATCATCAAATGCACCCATTGTTTACCTCTTTGTTTAATAAGACTTTAACCACGATTTATAATTACCATAACCAGCCGCATCAAGTTCCGCTGCTATCTGATCATCACTCCAGCCTTGCGCTGATAGTTCGTTCATTCGCTTGGAAACCGCCGCTTGTTCCTCAGCTGAATAGGTAGGTTGCCGTTTAACCGTTGGCGTTCCACCACCAGCCGTTGGCGTACCGTTTAATGCACCTTGTAATTTGCCATAATAAGGACTTTCGCTTTCGTCCTTATCTGGATTAGCTTTAACCCATGCCGTATGTTGTGCGGATAGTGTACGCAATACTTGTGCATTATATCCGCTAGTGCCGGACTGTGTAGCCGTTGGCGGTTTAACGTGAGTACCTACATATTTCATTGTGCCGTCTGTACCAACAATATATGTTTTACCGTCCGGCATAACTTTAATATTCTTAGCACCAAAGTTACCGATATTCTTCA